ATTCCTGGTCTGATTGAGTCAATTAATATGGCGACTGCTCCTGGGTTTCCAACTGAACGGGAAAAAGGTTTGGAGTCAGGCAAGAAATGGGCCTTTATTAATATTGGGACTGAACAAGAACCAAAATACGTCCCTGGACCCCGACTTAGGGAGCGACTTGATCATGCATATCGAACTGTTGTCACTGGAGTCTTTCCGGACAACATGGTCAAGGATGTTCTCAAAGTTGAGAAAAGAAAGATAGAGCGAGTTCAAGAGTGCGAAACTCGTTTGTTTAATATCTGTGACTTAGTCGCACTCATTTGCATGAAGCGCATTGCTGGAGTGTTCGTTGCGTTACAGCTCAAGGCTCGATGGAAGATGGATTCGACCATTGGGATTAATATGATGGGCTTTGACGTGACGGAGTTCTTTAACTACATTGGAGGTGTGGGAGAGAACTATTTCGAAGGAGATTTCTCGGAATGGGATGGGCGTTTCGACGCTCAAACGATGAAAATGTGCATAGAAATCGTGCATGCCTTTAATGAAGCGGTTGGTCTTTATGATCAATCATTTACAACCAGGCGTGGTGCGTATACCATCCTTCATACAGCTGTGTTTCGATACCATGTGATGGGAGACGTAGTATATTTCATCTTTGTTTCCATGAATTCTGGGATCTTTGTAACATCAAGTTTCAACACTCTCGGCAATAGTTGTAGAACACGAATGGTCTGGTATGAGATCGTTGATAAAGCAGTCAGACAACAGCTTGCTGACATGCATGAATTTGCAATGAAATCACGCGAAGATTTCTGCAACTATGGGCGCCCTTCTGTAAAAGAAACACAGGAGAGAAGATTAGCAGTGATGAGTGAAGGACCCGAAGAAGAACCATTGGACATGAGAGAGTTTAATTCAATGACCAGCTTCGATGAGAACGTCCGTATTGGGTGTAATGGTGATGACATTGTTGGTGTAGTTTCAGCCCGTGTCAAACCATTTTTCAATTCTCCTGCTATAGCTGAAGTGTACTTAGCTAAAAATATATTGTACACTCCCCCTGAGAAACCACGGGACTTCTCAGGATACGAGGATGATGGGTTCCGTAAACTCGAACAGGTGCAATTTTTGAAATGTACCTTTCGAAGGGATGAAAATTTTCCGAATTTGATCCGCGCTATGATGGCTAAACGTACCATCGAGGATTTGCCAGCGTGGGTTCGATTGTCGCCGGACGATCGTTTAGCGTGCCAACAGAATATTTCTGACGCGCTTGCTTTCGCTTCACATCACGGCGAGGAATATTATTATTCCCTACTATCCAAGATACGCGAGAAGGGACTTATCCAAAATAAGATCGTAGTCCCAGTCGAGCTTTTCGAGGATCACCAAACTAAATTTTATAATGAGTGCGGGGTGTTTTACTAGAAATAGTAATTCACTTGGATACCAACCGTTTCCTGGTCTTTATGATTCATAACAA